CTTTATAACTTTTTAATACTTTTATTTCCAATATACTTCTTTCCATATTTTAGTTGTTTCAGGAAAAACTTCTAACATTATTTCTTTCAATACTTTTGCATATTGTTGAATTTCCCATTGAGCAGTGGTTTCATCTCTAAGTTCTATAAAATTCATAATTGACTGAAATGAAGCTGTCCACCATACTTTTGTGTAAACTGTAAGTGGTAAAATACTTCTAGCCTGTTCTCTTGCCACTCCCATTTTAAGTAATTTATTATAATTATCAACTGCCTTATTTTGAGCCTCTTTCCAATACCAACCCGCTTTAGATTGTTCTTCTATTAACCCTTCACTTGCTTGTTTATTATCATCTGATTGTGCTCTGAACTCGGTTGGTTCATAAAAATCTTGATATGCAACATAACGACCACTTATCTCATTCCAAGCATGGTCTTTAGTTGGATGTGTGGATGTGGTTTCGATTCCAACAACGTGTTTATACCATTGTCGCATAACAAACTCTGGTGCCTTGATAATCATCATCACGTGTTGGTGTCTGAATGGACTGAAATGTTTGTGTTTGATTAGAAAATGAGTTAATGCCTGGTCTTTACCCTCAAATGATTTACTTCTTTGACCAAATGAAACTCTTGCCGCATTAACTGGTGTTAAATCATCACCGAGAGAATCTACAACCTCAATATAACCTTTATCTAATACATCAATTTTCATATTATGCCTTAACCTTATCAGAATCAATAGGTATATCAATACCTTCAATTTTTGGTAATATCCAAGTAGAATCCTGTTCTGTTGGTGGTATATAATAAGGTGGTGTTTCTGTATTAGTAGTATCGGGTTCTGTATATAACCCAATAGACTTTTCAAATCTATTCAACGAATCTTCTAATGTTCCATCGTGGTCTTTATATAATATTATTACTGCTAATACCACATGAAAATAAAACCATGCATTGTTCATTTTTTCTCCTTTCTTAATTCTCGTCCTTTAATTTTTTTAATATTTTCTGGTGGTTTATGTTCTATAATTTCATAACCCACATCTCTACCATAATTTACAGACTCTATATCTGGCATAATCATTACTTTAACTTTTCCTGTATAAATATAATCACTCATTTCTTCTGTAATGTGATCATAAACTTCTTCACAAGTATATCTATTATCTTCATCGGGGTCATCAAGTTCTACATCCCTAATGGCTATTAATACATTTTTACCTTCTTTTAAAGCTTGATCCCATAACCATCTATGACCGTCATGCAACCCTTGCCATCTCCCGATAAACAATGAGTACTTCATCTATACACTCCTCTATTGGTTTGTTTGTATCTATATCTGTAAAATTATGTAAAGGTGGTTCATAATCTTCTACGAAATAATCTTCTTTACCACGAATCTCCGTTGTATGAAGATAAAACTCTCCTATATTTCTTTCCATTTTTAATTCTTCTCGTTGATCTCTATATGGTGAAACTAATGATACTATTACTGTAAAACCTTTATTATCCATAAATCTTGCCAAGTTCATTGCAAGATTAATGTTTTCTCTACGACCTTGTTCTGAATAATCTTTGTTATCAACAATATCTCGTAAATCATCACCATCTATATGCACAATTCTCATTGGATGGACTTTCATAAATCCAACTAATTTGTCGTCTATGAATCTATTTGTTAATGTAGTCTTGCCTGAGCCGGGTTGACCTGTGAACCATAAAACCATTTACTATAACCTTTGTTTATATATATCAAATTAAATTACCAAAATTAAAATTAATACGCTCCTTCACCTTCACCTCCTGGTGAAAATACAGTAGAAGTTAATTTACTTTTGGCGGCCCTTTCTAACTTCCTTCTAATCTTTCTTCTCTTAGACTTCTTATCAATTGAAATACTACTTTCCGTTGCAGATTTCAATCTAGCCAAATAACCAGTAACTTGTTCTTCTCTGCTTGTTTCTTCTTCATAAAATTCAAGTGGATCAAGAAAATAACTCATCCCTATTAATATACCTTCAGCCTGTTCAAGAACCCGTTCATTTTTCATTTTTACAGTTTCCCTTGAACCCACCAAAGTCCAATCTAATGATACCTTTTGATAAAAATCTGATAGGGATTCGAAATCTTGTTTTATAATCTCAAATATAGTACTTTCTGTATCAAACAAGTAATGTGCAAAATATCGCTTAAAAATACCCTTTTCCCTCATTCTCTCTGTTACAACTACTTGAGTTGGTTTTAAATAAATTTCTCTACTTACACTACGTTTGGCCTGGATATATTGACCATATCTTGAAGCAGCATTTGTCACACCTGGAACTAATGGTGTACCTTTTTCATCAACATATGTTTCTTCTTTTTGTTTATTAATAATTCTATACCACATTTTATTTCGTCTTAATGGAAAATTATCTAACTTATAAACAAACTGACTTTTTAATGATGGAAACGGACCTTCAACTCTCTCTACAGGAGTATCAAATCCATATATTAAAAGTTTTTGCATATCTGATGGTGTTAGTTTCATATTATCCCCCTTGACCGGCCCCACCCGTCTGCCATCTTCCATTTCCTTCAACATTAAGCCATTCTGGAACTGACATCGAACCTATTAATGGCATTGCGTATTTATAATTGGCTCTCCATATATTATATGCATTTTGTAATTCTGATGCACTGGAAGTGTCCCAAGAAGTTGGAAATAAACCTTCATTCATTACATTCCCCGACATATATCTTAAAAATTGATTTCCAGTACCTTCAAATTCCATGTCCGCATCTATACCTTCCACGAGTGTTCTTAAATCGTCTTTATCGAAATGTAATCCATCTCCAAAAACTTCAACGGCTGGTTTAACTCCTACTGCTTGATTAAGTAATTGATCTCTATCAGTTTGACCAGCATCACTGGCTCCATACACATTTACTGCAACTTCTTTTGTTTTTAATTTAGTCATTTCTAATATTTCTTCAGCTGAATCTCCTTCTGCTATGGAGCCTACGGCCGTTATTGTTAAAGCAGGATCTGCAATTAAATCCGCTGGGATAGGTTTTAATATTGATTCGCCGTTTGCATCTGTGCCCCAAAACATTCCGGCTGGTGCATCTGGTAAATCTTTCCCGGTAATTTCAAGTTTTGTATTTGGATCAAACCCCTCTCCAGCTTCAATCATCTGTAATGACTTTTTCTTTTGTGCGGCCACTCTCATTTGACCCTGTAAAGTTGTTGTCCACCCAGTAGCATCAACCTTTTGAGATACACCCTTAATTTGAAAACACATTCTCTCCAAATATGATTGTGGTAAGTAAGAACTATGAAATGAATTTCCAGGAAAGATTCCACCAAGACCATCTATCTCAACTTCAAGTTCTATTGGAACAATAGGATCAGTTTGTTTTAATAATCCACCTGGATCTTTTAATGATGTCCTCATCATTCCAGCATATTCAGATTTCATTTTAGGTTTGTTCAGTTTACCCTGAGTTTGATGACTTGGTTCAGTGTAGATTATGTTCCAAAAACCTGATTCTTGATCTGAATCATCCTTCTTGCGCCAATTTGCTTCCATCTCACCAATTCCCGCTGGTGTAAGTGCAGATTCGTCTACGTCATCTGGTAACTCTCCTTTTTCATTAAGACCTATGGCTTTCTTTAATCTACTCTGAAATTCTTCCGCTAATTGTTCATTTAAAACTTCATTTATTCCAAGTACCATATTATCATATTTATCGTAGCCAGCATGGCCCTCCTTTTTAAAATCTTCATATATTCCAGTTGTATTAGTACTGGCTCCCCCACCTTCTACCCATCGTAATTTCTTTGTTATATTAGCAGATGCGTTTCCAAATGTATATTCTTCTCCAGGTGGTCCAGTATCTCCTTGTGGTGGTACTCCTCTTCTAAATGGATGTTCCATAGACCCAATTAAAGAATCATATAACTCTTGTTGTTCGGCACCTTCTTCAAAAATATGTAAAGTTTCTTTCTCGGACTTTTTTTCTGCCTTTCCTAATGCCAGTGCACCCCAATCATCATAATTATCTACAACACCATCATCGGGCCCAGGTGCATTACTACCATACATTGCTGCTACTTGCATTCTACTTGGAAGTTTTGCAGATAAAGTTTGTGATTTAACCATAGAATTCTTTTCCCAAATTGGAAAAACAAATACTCCTTTATTATCATACTCCTCACCTTCAGGTTTTTGACTTGTATTTTCTAATACTTTATCAACTTGTTTTTCAGCAAAACCCTTATCTCTAATTAAAAGTCTACCTTCTTTATCATCAAAATCTATAGCAAAATCATAAATCCCACCATATTCTCCAGAAAAAGTATCCCACACTTTTAATATACCATCCTTTATAGTTGATGCGTCTACAAAAGAATCCATTAAAAATTTCCAATGAAAGTACACATTTCTAAGAACTCCTTCTTTCTGATTAAATTGACGGGCTGGAGATTTTTTCTTTGCTTCCTTTTGTTCATCTTCAATTATTAAATAACTTCTTCCTGTGCCTTCATCACTAACTCCAAGTTCTGCCTCATCTATAGTAGCATTATTTGGTTCTTTTATTACAGTAAATATCCTAAAACTTTTATCATCAGCTTCCTCGGGTATTGGCCCAAAATGTTCTATCCATTGTTCCTGATACATTGTTAATAGTGCCGCATCCGGTGCTTTAAATCCTGGTCCATATTTAAACTTTAAATCGAATGTCTTACCGTTTGCCAGATTCGTAAAGCCATCTAATAACATTCCATCTTCATTGTTAAGTATAGCCCATTTTGCAAAATCTGGAGATAATACATCCTTTGAATTTCTAATCTTTATAGGTTGTATGGAAACTAAATTACCAGCATCATTATAAACATTTTCAATACTTCTAAATTCTGTTACTACTTCGTTTTGCCTGTTTACAATACTAACAAAACGACTTAATACATTATCTTCGAACCAGCCCCACGTACAATATGGTTCAAAATCATAATCTAAATATGCTATAGACCCTTTAGAAGCTTCCGCGTTCTTATGTAAATGTCCCTGTAAAGATTTCATATACGCTATAAAATTATAATATGGATTTTTATCTGCAATTTCTGACATAAAATTATCTGGTGATCTCCACCATTTTGATTTCGTTGGATTATTAATAGGAAGTTTACCAACACTTCCCATCATATTTTCTTTAGAATCCATTTTTTGAAGTGTATTAACTCCCAAAGAAATTATATCAGTTGTACAATCAAAACCTCCTGATTCATTCACACTAAATTCAAAATTTTGTATAATTCCTAATATAGCATCATAATGACCTTTTTGTTTTAAAATATGTTCTGGTAATATCTCACTTAAAGACCTACCTGTTTTCGCATTTTTAATTAATTCTTCTTTTAATTCTCCATTATCATCTATAACATCTAACATTGTTGGTTTATCTATACCACTAAAAGACCACCCAAATTCAATTAATACACTTCTACCGTGTTTTAAAAAAAATGGTTTAAATCGTTGTAATTCTTCCCAAGTCCAACAAGTCCAATTTACAGTTGTAGTTCTCGTGGCTCCTATTTTCATACCACCACCCTTATATTCCACATTTACATCTTTTATACCAGCAATTGGACGTCTCATTTTATTTTCATCAGTAGTACTTCGTTTTCCATAGAGATCATCATAACCACTCTTAAATTTACCTTCTCTCATCTCTCCACCCATTATAATAACTGGTTTTTTATTATAAGTAAGTAATGATGTCATTCTAAGAAATACACTCCGTGCAAACATATAATTCTCATTAGTATTACCATCTTCAGTTGCACGAGTTGTTCCAATTGAATAAGAACTGATATTCCTATCTAACATAATCATTTTTTTAGTCAATGTTTCTTGAACATTTTTGTGAATTGGACTGAATGTAATCATTTTAGTATGACATTTCTTTTAACTTATTTAAAATTGGTTCAATGTCCATAGGTATTCTAATCTGATTATCAACTTCAAGTCCAATATGTGCCGCATCTAAATCATTTGCCTTAGCAATTATCCACCATAACGAAACATCATCATAATACTTATGTGCAAGATTATCTAATCTATCACCAAATTTTGGATATATAAAAATATCACTATCCTTAATTGGAATTTTAGGATATATGGTTGGCTTAAAAACTCTTCTTCCGTCTTTATTCTTTTTTATACTTGTATGTGTATATCTACTCGGCACTGGATGCTCCTAAATCACTAAATAATTTATCCATATTAAATGTTTCACTGCCCTCTTCACCACCGAATTTAATTCTTGTTGGATATTCATTGTCTCCTTCAAATGTTCCTTTTAATGGTAGAGAATCCTCATCTACTCCCCATCCTTTATCATCTAACCAACCTAACTCGTAATGTTTTCCAAGTGAAGATGGTAAATACTTACCGACATATGTGAATGAACATTGACAAGTAATATGTTTTGGAAACTGTAATCCTTCTTCTATTTCCCAAGTTGAAGTATCATCAACATCTACACTTAAACTATCAAGAAATCCTGGTGTTTTATGAAACATATCACCAAGAGTTAATTCTATAAATGGTGCTATCATTCTATTCGTTGTAGTATATGATGGGTAACATAATCCAACAAGATAATTCATTTTTTCAAGTAATACTGGAAATTCTTGTTTCGTTTTCGGATATATCTCAAATGTAAAACTTATTTTTCTTTCTGTTCCTGAATACACATAAACTTGGTCTGGACGACCTATGTATCTTGTTCCACTCCATTCAGGTGTAATACTATCTGATATACCACTTAAAATTGCTCTAAATATAATATGTTTTTTATTTTCTATATCATAAAATTTAAATTTTATAAAATCATTAACCGCTCCAGCTTTAGCATCTTTATAATCTTTACCATACGGTAACATATTAATTTTATCTGTTAATTCATTGTTGTAAGTATCATCTGTACCTTTATTAATAATTCCTAATCCAGCCCCATTTGTACTATCATCAAATATTGGTTTATATATCTCTGGATCAAGATTTCTTCCTTGTGATCCTATATCCATAACTACCTTTGTGGCGTCTGCTCTAATTGTATCTCTTTCTTGTTGAAATTCATCCCACGGGTCATAATCTATTGCTTCTCCTGCACTCAAAAGTGGATAATCATATAAATTTTTATCTTGTTGATAATAAGCATTCTTTTGATTTAAATCTCCATATGAAAGAGTTTTATATCTCTGTAAAACAGTTTCCGATGAATTTTTCAATACATTTTCGTTTACAGTACCTCTTCCATAAGCACCTCTTTGACTAAAAGTAGTTTGAGTTGGTATTACTGGTGTCCGTCCAAATGGTGATGATGTATTCAATAAATTACCTACACTTATTCCCCCTAAATTTAATGATGTATCAGCTGCAGAATCTCCAGCTATAAATTTATCTCTAAAAAATCTTAATCTACCACCTGCTCCTTGTTCATTGAAATCTATTACTCCTAATGCTGAACTAATTTTATCTAATCCAGATTCCAACCAACCCATACCTTCATCCATCGTTTTAAGTGGTCCTACTAATCCAGGATATTTACCTTCTAAAATAGACCTAAGTGTTGGACCTCCTTCAGCTGGGGGATCACCCTCAAATATTGGTCCAAAATCTGCAATTTCCATATAAGTTTCACCGTGATGTCTTTTTGCATGAAAAAGTGGGGGAACAGAAAGAAGTAAATTAGATTCACTCCAAAATCTTGTTTCTTCTCGTGGATTTAATTCTTGTAAAATTTGTTGTTTATTTACCCATAATTCACCTTTAGATGTATCTAACCATTTTTCTACCCTCTGTACATCTTCAGAAGCTCTTAATACTTGTAATGCCATCCAATTTTCAACATCACCTATTTGGTATCGTTCTCCTATATCTTTTCTAATAAGTGGATGAGTTCCTGTAAAACCGAGAACTTTATATGGCCAAATTCCGTCTGTAACACCATAATTTATTAAAAATTGAGTTTCTAACCAACTTGGGGCCCCATAGGCAGGTTCACTATTTAAATAAAGTCTATTCATAGGATGTGGTGTCTGTGATTGTTCTGGTAAAGGTGGATAAAAATCTGGAGTAACATCCTCATATCCAGCCTCATCCATCTGACTTTGTACAGTTGTTGTTAACCCAAACCCTCTCCATGCTGCCCCATGAATTTCTAAATAGTTATTCTGATGAGTCCACCCAAATTGATTATTAATACTATATGCTGAAGTATTTTTTGGATAAGCAGCGGGTATTAAAAATGTTCTTTGTCCACCCTTTGCATCTTCAAATGATGGATCTTCTGGAGTAGAATATGAACCATCTGGTCTTTGAAATTTTGAGTTCCTACTTGATAATAAATCAAGATTGCCATAGTAAGTATTATAACCACCTATTAAACCAACGGGAATACCTTCTATTGGTTGTCTACTTGTATAAGTTGATATTGGTAATTCATAATTACCCCATGCACCTTCTGCGACTGGTTCAAGGTTAAGTTCTTTCTGGTCTACTTGACCATAAAATAAATTTGAAGTTACACCTGCTACTTCATATGATAATGGTGTTCGTGTTAAATTCTGACCAATTGCAAGTTCTGATGGATTGTGTAATAAATCCATATCCTTAGTAAATCCACTTGGAGTAGAACCTGGTGGAATAAACCCTCGTCCTTGTTTTTCTCCGTCCATAACATTAGAAACACCATAAGGACCTCTTGTAGTTGGTTGAGTATCAAGTTTCCCAAACTTTGTTTCCATTTGTTCTAAAGATTTTGGATTTGGTCTTTCAAAATAATCTGTACGATCTGGCTGTGGACTTTTACCAGTTCCAGTTTTGGAATAATCTGTCCACTTAAAATTCTCTAAATTTTGTGTTAATTTTATTAAACTCATTAATTATCTCTGTTGAAATGCTCCAGTCACATCACGACCAGCCTTTTTACTATGCATTTCTGCTTGTTCATATCTTTTTTGTGCCAAATCATTGGCTCTTTTTTGTTCAGCAACCATTTCAGTAGTATCTACATTTACTACTGGAGCTCCACCACCTGATGCAATTCCAGGTCCTGCCATGAAATCATCATTTTTACTTAAATCATATATTCCACCTTCTTTTGGTGATATCTGTGTTGTCTTGCCTTTCTGTCCCAAAACATCTCCAGCAAACATACTCGAAATACCATAAGCAGCTGCAAATATACCAGCCCCTAACGCTCCACCTATTACGGCTCCTGTTGCCATTCCACCTAAAATACCCAAACCAACACCAGTAATGATTAATGCTCCTGCAATAGCTCCGAGAACACCAAGAATAATTGCACCCCACATTGCCCATTTACCTACACCAGATGATTGTGCTTTATTTGAGGCGTCTTGTGTCTTTACAAATTCTGCTAAATTTGCACCACTTAATCCAATTGCATCTCCTAAAGCCTGTCTTTGAACGACACTCATTTTCGCAAATTCTGCTTCACCACCTGCCTGATTCTTAACCTCTGTCATCATTTCCGCTAAATCACCACTATATGCAAGTTGTCGGGCTTTATCAAGATTAATTGAACGACCAAGTAACATACTTGCTTCTTGTTCTTTTGCTATTGAAGTTTCCCAATCTAATAAACTTTCTGCTACCGAACTTGTTGCATCTAAACTCAATCCCATTTGAGCGGCCTGTTTTGCAGCTTCTTCCATATTTTTACCACCATCTTTTGCGTAATTAGCGAACATATCTGCATGAGATGCTAAATCACCCATAACTTTAGCAGCAGATAATCCTTGATTCTTAATTTCTTTCATAAACTTGGCTTGTTTATCTAAAGCCATTTCTTTTGTATCACCAGTAATAGATGTCTGTAACATAGCCATTTTTGCCATATCACCTGCCTGAACTCCACTAAAGAACGAGGCTTTCTTCATTGTCCATAACATATCAGTACTTACATCATCAACCGATCCAAACTCATCCAACATTGCCTTGGTTTGATCCTTGAATAATAACATTGCAGGAGTGATTTGTGAGAATGAAACTCCCATTTCTGCTGCAAACTTAAATGAAGCTACTGCCCATCCTGCTACGGCTGCACCAACTGCAAGTGCTGCAGGTCCCATTTTTTTCATTAATCCGGCAGATTTTCCTTGACTTTTTACAAATTCTTTATTTTTCTTAAACCTCATATCAAGTCCACCACCTTTTTTCTCTGGACCTGATTCGAGATCTGCTGCCCCACCTTTAACGGCCTCGGTGAACTTCTCGGCCATATTTTCTCCCTTACCTTTCAAATCAAGTTTTGAAGAAAGTAACTCACCAATAAAAGGAATATTTTTAATTATACCATCTATATCGTTAAATGGTTTTTTAATTAAATCAGACTGAGCGTTAATTTCCGCATTTAATTTTTTCTGTATATCATGTTCTGCTTTTAATTTTCTTAGATATGCTTCCTCATCGGGAAGTTTTGCTTTAATGGCATCTCTTATTTGTTTATTGAAATCAAGACTTCTAAATTCATCAGTTCCAATAGTATCCATATTTGCCATATAATCCGCTGAAATATCAACTATTCCTGTTATAGACTTAACTCTTCTCTTACTTAATGCATCACTTTTTTGGTCATATACGAGTATTCTTGCACCCATAGTTTCTATGGCCGCCCTTGAAGATGCTATTTTCTTCATGCTTCCAGAACTGTTCTTTAAGCTTTTAGATAAATCTTCGGCGTTCTTTGATGTTTCCTTAGCAGTTTCGGATGCGGCTTTTGCATTTTTAGCAAAATCAGTTGATGCCTTTACGGCGTCTTGTTGATACTTAGAGAGTCCTTTCCAGAGCTCTTTGTTGAGTACTATCCAACTTCTAATCCTCTGGTCCATCTTCGCCCACTGTGACTCATCAAAGCCAAAGTCCTCTGGATTTATTTTTGCCGGTTTAGCTTTCTTTTTCGCGGCCATTATTTAGGTTTCCTATTTTGATTTAATGCATATCTTCAAGGTCTTTTGCTAGCCTATCATAATCTGGCTCGTCTAAACCTTGTAATCTTGCAACTACTTTATCTTGAAGTTTTTCTGCCTCTCGTGATAATCTTTGAAGTTCTTTATCTTTTTTGAATAAATTTTTAATAAACTTGTTACCCTTACGTTTACCTATATTGCCCCAAAATCTATCCATAAATTCATATAGAACTGTCTCGTTCTTTATCTTGTATTTAGGCATCTTGTTTTTCTCCGAATGATTAAAACTGAATGTTTCTTATCAATTATAAATATCAAATTAAATAAAAAATTATTACTTGCGTTTTATATTTGGACGTTTAAGTTTAGACTTTCTTGTAGCCTGTTCGTGAGCAGCATTTTCTTCTTTGTACTGTTGTTCAAGTCGTTTGAGATAGTATCGTCTTAGATATATAGGCATATCATAGATTTCACTAAAATGGAATCCACCCTTAGCGTTATAAATTAGGGTGAATATTTGGTCGTGTATATGTGGTTTATCTGATGGTTGAAGGCCAAAAAAACGTAGCGGTTATTGGAACCGCTACCTCCTCATCATCACCACTATCAAGTTCAATAGAATATGATAAATCAATATCAGGAGTAATTGAAGTTAAATAAGTTCTATATGCAAATGAATCAACAGAAAGAAACTCAGTATCTACAAACTTATTTATAGTATTTCTCTCTCTATCTCCATCTACCGCTATAATTGAAGCCTTTAATCTTGTAGTAATTTCAGGATCAATCCCAGATTCTTTTGTGAATTTTTTCATCGCCTTTAACTCACTATCTATTTGTTTTTCATCTTTTTGAGATAAAAGTTTAAATATTATAACTTTTTTACAGGCTGGTAATTCAAAGTCAAATTCATTTTTACCCTTTTCATATTTAGAAAAATCTACTTTTTTATCTTCAAGTTTAGTTAAATCTACTGTGTGTTCTCTTGTTTCTCCACTACTTGGATCTGTAAATTCAAATTTATAATCCTTACCGTATGCGAGAACTCTTGATGCTACCATAATTGCATTTTTATCACCAATAAGAACATCATCAAGATTTATATCTGAAACCACTAATGCCTCTAAAAGTTTATCTAAAACAATTCCTTTTTGGATCAAATTAGTAGATGTTAATATATCTTCTTCTCTTGCCGTCATGTATTTAATTTCCACCTGACCACTTGATAATGGACTGTCCTTCGGATAAAAATATCCTTTAGAAGGCAAATCTATTACTTCAGTAGGAAATTGGCGTTTTTCTTCTGCCATGTTATTTCTCCTTTGTAATTTTTATTGAATAGTTTTTAGTAACCTATACAATATAACCAATTATAAAACTAACTGGGGATATTGAAATCCCCAGTTTAAAATACTACTTACTGTTGAATTATGCTTTTCCAACAGCGTCACGAACTCCGTACAAACCAAATGCTGCGAGTAGTGTCCAAACAACTTCAGGTACTGCTTCTACAACACCTACTGCTTGTAAAACACCAACAACACCAGCAACTACTGATGTCCATACTGTCTTTGATTTCCACCAAGCTTTATCTGCTATGACTGCCATAATTAACTCCTTTTATTATTTATTTTTATTAGAATTGTAATATTGCGTAATCGTACCTTAACGTAAGAGTAACATCGGCTGGGTCTGTAGTATTAGACCAATCCAAATCGTTAAAATTCGCGTTTACAATCCAAGTTCCCTTTAATGTCCATTCCTCAACTTTATCACCAACTGGTCCTAAAACATTGATAGTTACATCTTTCTTATAAAAATCTGTATAACCATCTCTACCTGTTACTGACTCGTGAGATAATCTTACCCATTCCATAACGGCCTGTGCTCCACTCGGAACTACTGGGTCATATAAAGTAATTTCTAATTCTTCCCATGCTCCCTTACCTTTAACATATCGTTTAACATTGATGTGGTCAAGTTCGATAGTTTCAAAGGCAATTGAAGGTCTGTTCGCTGTCTTAATAAGATAGGCTGGTATACCTTCAATGTACATGATGTACCGATTTTTAGTTTTCGGTTCAAACGGTGTGAACATTATTTCAGAAGGATCTAATAGTTCTGGCATCTTTAATCTCCAATAAGTTTAATTCTTCAACTATAAATATCAATTTTGTAAAAAATCATCACAATCATTTTTCATAGTTTTTTAGAAGTTTTATAGTATCTTCATATATAAATATATTGGGCAACAAAAAACCCCTCAAAAAAGAGGGGTTTTTCATTTATTAATCTATTGATTAAACTTATTCTGGAAATGCTGCTCCAGTAGGTTGTACAACGAAGTCCAATACAATAAATTCAGCTGTCCGTGTTGGTTGAATAAATATCTGACCAACAAGTTGATTTCTATCAACAACATCTGGAGTATTATTGGAATCATCCATTACTACTCTAAATGCGGATAAACCACTATTTGCTTGTACTGATTCTAAGAACGGATTCACTATGTTAAGGAATCTATTCCTTGTTGCTGTACTGTTCTGTTCGAATACTAAATACCTACTTGAAGATGCAATAAACTTCTTCAGTTTAATTAACAATCTCCGTACATTAACCCTATCGAGTGCTGATGGACGACCTTGTAAGGTCTTTTGTCCCCATACAACCACACCCTGACCTGGGAATGAAGCGATTGGATTAACTCTTTCTTCGTAGAGGTCATCTCTTTCAGAATGTGTTAATCTTGTCTGTGCTTCTAATACCGTTGTTAGTCCACCACGATTCAAACCTGCTGGTGCGAACCATTCGTGTGCTACCTTATCCGTGTAAGCGATTACACCAGGTAAGACACAAGAAGGTGGGACCCAAACTGGTAATGATGTGTTTCTATCAACAATCTTTACCCAAGGATAATATGTTGCTGCGTAGTTGGTATCAAGTGCGGAAATTGCTGAAGTTGCACTTGCAATTGTACCACCTTGAATACCACAATCTAATACATAAAATGCATCACCACGAGCTTCCATCTTAGAGATTCCATGATTAGTAATCTTGGAATGTAATCCGTGAACTATACCAGGCGTTACTAACATATTAATATCAAACTCATCAGCGTTACTTATAGCGTTAATTGCTTTCTTGTAAGATACTGAACCACCGGCGGTTGATGTTGAACAATCAAACCCTTGTGTATTAGTATTAACAATACTCGAACCTACCAATTTTGGATTTGCTGGGTTTTCCCCATCGAATCCACCTTGAAATGGAACAACAAACTTTCTCTGTTTAATGTTAGATAAGATAAGTGTTATTTTTTCAGTTCCATCTGAATAAGTAGCTCCTGTTGTTGATGCATCTGAACTACCATTGAAATCCTCAATACTCATAGTAGCATTTGCCCCATTACCAAATGAATTTACAGGTGCTAAATATTGTCCTGCATCACCATTAGAATAATCTACTCCAAAAGGTACATTGGCGTCAAATTCACCTTGTGCGTTTGACTGTGAAACTTTAACTGTCCATGCTGGAATAGATGAATCATCACTACCAGCTGGATTATTAATTGCCGCGTGTCCCATTGGAACAACCGTCTTTGGTGATTCTGAATCAGCTATTGCTGAAAAATCAGACACATAAATATGTTTAGACATATTTGGCCAGTCACCATTATAAGTGAGTTTACCATCTGAATCTATTGTTACATACCTATCACCAATTCGTTTTGCAAAATAATTAGGACTTAGTGGATCAAAATTTAATCCATCCCACTGTTCTAATACATTATCTCTTGTTAGGTTATTATCATTTAAACCAGTTTGTCTTAATTGAATTGAAAATGAACCATAATCACTACCTGCAATTGTTCCGGCTTTCTTAACATTCAAAACAACAATCTTAAATTTGTTATTTACATCACTACCATGTGAACGAGATTTAATTCTAAATAAACTATACTTAGAATTATTTATCGTTTGTGATTGAATGTACGGTGTTGATGCGTTTGCATATGTTACTGCCAAGTTATGAGTTCCATGACTCGCAGTTATTGCTGCATTTGCAGTGTATCCATTGCTACTTTGTGCATATTTGAAATTCTTATACAAATAAGCTGAAACACCATTCTGTCCAGATGTTTGTACTTGTGCATCCGTACTAAATACATTTTCAATATAATTTGCACTTCCTGTGTCAAATGATATTGTATATGTACGTGAAGTTAAACTCTTTGCACCCCAATTACTACCACTTAATACAAGTGTTCCTGAACTCCAACTTCCAGTAACATTACTACCTTCTAAATCTGCAGTTCCACTTGAACCACCTCTTGATGGTAACAATACTGCTACTGTCTTTTTAGTAAAACTACTACCACTAAGATATAGTGATAATGAGTCAACGGAATATCCAGCTGTGTTTAATACACGAACTATTGTTACAGTTCCTGCACTCCTTAAATACTGTTCTACCGCGTACGGTGTGTAAAAACGTTTATCTGTGGATCCAAACATTTCTTCAAACTCAGGAAAACTTCTTATTGTAGTTGGAACAAAAGCAGGACCTTTAAGTGTTGGTCCAATTATTGCTGCTCCAATGTCTG